GTTAAAAAACCAGGTCAAACAGTGGATCAGCGTATTGGACGCAGTTACTCAAGTTTGGCTCAATTGATTACTGAAAAACGTCAATATGATTTTATTTACTTAGACGGTAATCACACCAGTCACGCCAGCCTGGCAGATGCTACTATGTGCTGGGGATTGTTACGCAAAGGTGGTGTGTTGTTGTTTGATGACTATCTTTGGGATCACGAAGAAGATCATCTGGAAAGATGTAAAATGTCAATTGATGCATTTGTAAACATGTACGGCAAATATTTAAAAGTAGTAATATCCAACTATCAACAAGCAGTAATTAAACTTTAAGGAAAAATCATGCAACTCGAAAAAGAATTAATCTATACTATCAAAATTTCCAACGGCGACGAAATTGTAACCAAAATAATCGACATTGACGAACAAGGCAATTTCTTAATCAGCAAACCACTTACAGTAGTACCTGGGCCACAAGGCATTCAAATGATCATGAGTTTGTTTACAGCAAATCCTGACAAAACCATGACACTAAATAAAACAGCATGTTCAATGGTTGCTTTGGCACGTGATGAAGTACGTGATAGCTATATTGAAGCAACCACAGGAATCAAGCCTGTAAGCAGTAAAATTTTAATGGGATAAAAAATGGCTGGTGGAGCACAGAGACAAGGTGACCCAAATATGGGTGGCGGACTTATTACCAAAGGTGATAAATCTGTGTTAATCAACGGACGTCCGGCTGCCACACCAACTATTTTGGTTACTCCTCATCCACCATGTGGACCCAGAGCCCCTCAACATTGTGCAGCTGTTACCAAAGGTGGAAGTAATAGTGTGTTTGTTAACAAGAAACCGTTGCTAACCAGTGGTGACAAAGATACCTGTGCCCACGGTCGTGCAATGAGTGGTAGTAAAGATGTTAGGGTTGGACCATGACCGTACTCGGAACATTGAGTTCTGTTAATCTCATTGCTGGTGCCGGTATACTTGGCAACATTGGCGGTGTTGCTATTCAAGCCAACGCTGATTTAACCAGTGACATTAATTCCTATACCAGTGTACCTATTGTGAATCAATTTGCAAATATTGCCAGCAGTGGATATATTTCCATCAACGTTGTTGCCAATACTTTTCCTGCATTGACCAATGCTATTCCTACTGCCTACCAAGGTTCTTTGGGTAGCGGCACAATGACTGCGGCTATTACCACACAGTCTGGCAACATTCTTGGCAACGGAGATCTTGGAAAATTTGAACAAATATTCAATGCATCCAGTGGATATCAAGCACAGGCCAATGACTTTATTAAAAGCACCATTAACGCCACTGATCCAAATGTAGTCACAGGATTCACCAGTCAAGACAATATTATCACTGGTGGGTTCAGTGATGTTACGCAGGCCTTTGCTGCCTTTAGTGCCGACATAGCACAGTTAGGTGTACTAATTGATTTAAACAACTTGAATAATTTAGGTAGCCCTGTTGCATTGTTAGAACAAGTGGCCACATTGAGCAATCCGACTCCGGGTCTAACAACAGCTTTATTGAGTGTGGGAATAAGTCAAGATGCAATAGACAGCATTGGTACTACAACATTTACTCCGGCCCAACAAAAATTGATTTATCAGGCAATGACCACAGTAACTGGCACAGAACTTGCACAAATTTTAAAGTTGTTGAGAGTGACCACTGCTGGTATCTCTACCATGGCTGATCTATTGAATCCTTACAAGCTATTTCCTCGCAGTTATATAACATTGACAGCCCCAACATCTAATGGTTTACGAGGAATTTATGTAGACACAGCTGGTTCAGTGAATTCAAATTTAGCAACATCATTGCCGGCAAGTGTGTTGGCTCCATTGGAAGGTAATCCTTTACAAAATCAAGGAACCAATACTCTATGAGCACATACAGTCAATTAAAACAAATTATTCCTGCAGACCAGGCATTGTCAAACAAAGCCTTGCAAGCAGCATTTGAACAAATCAAAACAATTTTTGACAGTTCATTACCATTGGTTGCGAGAGCAACTGCTGGATTAGAATCAAATGTGGGATTAAATTTAATCAATGACTTAACTGAACCGTTGCCGGCCAACGTAGTAACATATTTTACTACTACTTTCTCTACTGGTACCGGAGAGGACGGGGTATACTTACTTACTGACTTTATTGGCACCCCTACTGGTTGGGTACACAACGAAGCGTTGGCCAACACTATATCTATATTGAATGCCATGACATCAGCAGGGGCATTCTCTACATTAACTGATCCAACTACAGGTGTATACACTGTAATGGCCACAACTATTTCTGGTGCCTATACTACACAAACCGCATTTGATCCTCCAGACCCAGCTGACGAATGGACAACAACTATTCCAGGTGGATTACCTGGCGCTGGATCATATGTTGGTGGCAGTGCCAGTGCATCAATACAAGCAGCGTTCACTGGTGGACTTACTCCAGCCATGGTATCCGCTGTGGCAACTATTGTGTCTAACAACAGCGCCAATGTGGCACAAACCACCACAAATTTTAACAACATGTCATCCCAAATTATATTAGAAAATAATAATCTTGCATTAGCTGGTGTAGTGTTGGCTGATTTAGTTGTTGGGCAACGACCATTTAGCCTTGTAACTGGTCTTCCATCGTCTGGACGAGATACTACAGAAGGTGGCGCTGCTTATGTTATGCAAAGTTTGGCCAATCAAAGTTCAATTGGTGGACAAGCTGTAATTAGTACCATGCGTGAAGCCAGAAATCAAGATAGATTAGCAACAGCTGGAATCACAACGGACATTATTGTCAGCGACGAATTAGCAGAACCACAAGCTGATTTGGGTATAAGCCAATATACAGTTGCTCAAGCAACCAGTCAAAAAATCATTTGACAAGTTAAAGTTCTCTTGCTATAATCATACTATAGAATTTAGAAAGAACCTTATGTCAACTGAAAACAAAGATCAAAAACAACCGCCTACAAACCCATGGGGTCCTTGGGCTCAGTACCAAGAAGAACAAACCAAACTCTGGTTAAATTATTGGACCAGTGTCATGAACAGTTTGTTTAACACGGATCTTAAGAAATGAGCGAACCAATTACAGACGTATATGAAGTAGTGGGTAGAGTCACTGCTACATTGTTGGAAGAGCATGATCCTTTGGCTCTGGCAGCTGTGTTGATGGTTATGGGTATGCGTATCTACAAAACAGTGCTGGACCCAGAAGAATACAGTCAAATTGTAGACGATGTGGTCAGCAGAAAAGACCGTGTACACCCAATAGATACCATGGGTCCTATACAATAAAAGTCTTAAAAATCAACAACTTACAACCCCTGATCACAGGGGTTTTTCATGGTTGACCAGAAATAGCCAAAATGCTATAATATTACATATAGTTAGAAATTAGGAGAAACCATGTTTGAAACTTGTGTAAGTCAAATTGTTAAAACTACTCTTACTAACGAACCAGTTAAGACTGAGTTCTACAATGGTTGTTTGTTTGTTAGTCCTATCAACGAAATTCAAGCTCGCACAGTGTTTCACAGACTTAGTCAAACACTCGGAGTAGGCACAGTACAGGTCACTCCAATTGGCGACACAGGTGAATACGCTTTTGACTTTGTAGAAGCTCCTGAAGAAATCTACTCACCATACTTGGGTGCAGTATGAAAGACACAGCATTTAGAACTTGGTTAAGACAGCTTTGGATGGAAAACTGTCGCGAACGTGACGAGTTCAATGACTTGCCATATACCCAATCTGAATATTTTCAGCGTTACAAACACTGGCTCAGACGTGAATTTCGCTTTCAAAATCAACGACTTAGCAAGCCTTGAAGTTTGGTTGACCAGAAATAGCCAAAATGCTATAATATTACATATAGTTAGAAATTAGGAGCTGAATATGTATCCAACATTAGAACAAAAAGAACAAGTAGTACAGGCATTAAAAGGCCCACAGTTTGATCGTGAACGTCACGGATCATTGTTTGATCGTGGATCAGCAGACAGTTACTATGGTCGTTATGCTCAACCACATTGGTTCCCTCAAGGCAGTTATCAAGGTGATCCAGTGACCAAACTTACCCAGGCCGAGATTGATGAATATCTTGCTGGTTACGAGTGGAATGAGTTGCACGGTGACAAGAAATCATGGGACTAAGGAGCAGATATGGAATACAGTAAAGAACCAAAAAAAATTATGGGCCTGAAATATATTATGAAACGCCAAGACATTATGAGTTTTGTGTCGGGCCTACATGA